ACGTGCCAGAAATGAAATCAGGGTTGTTAAGTAATGGCTTTAAGCGAGCAGAAAGACCCAATGCTTTTTCTGCGCTTTGGGCTTTGGTGTAAAGATCGTCAAGTTGCTCCGCAGCCTTTGCTCCAAACGTCTCAGCAAACTTTTTAGCGCTTGGAAGCACTTGAATTTTTGGCGCTCCAGCGGCAGAAATTCGTGTTTTTTGCGCTTCTTGTTCTGGCGGCATTGGCATACGGCCAACGATTTGATCAGCCGTCAACAACAAGCGCTCCTTGGTTTCTGGCGAAAACTCGGCAGGAATTAATTGTTCTGCGCCGGGGACGCCTTTATAGGCCTCCAACGCTCCACGCCGCCACATGTCGTAAGTAGGCTGATCGTTCACGGCAGCCAACAAATCACGCTGGCGCTTCATTCCAGCAGCCTCAATCTCCGTCATGGTCTTTTGGCGCGTCAAATCAGCATTACGCATTTCGCCCAAGGTCTTAGCAAGCGTTGCTCCCGGCGCACCGAAACGAAGCAGTTGGTTCTGCGCTTCCGGCGATTCTAAATCTGCCGTAGACAAGTAGTTACGCAGTTCAGCCTCTTGGCGAGCAGCCTCTATTTGCGCTGCTTGTTGCTGTTGAGCAAGGCGATTGGCACGGCCAAGTTCCATGCCCTGCACGTATGAGCCAAGGATGTTAACTGGCTCAAGTTGAGTTGCGCCGATGACTGCCATGATTTACCTCAGTACCGTCGTCCGGTAACGGTTACGCCCGGAAGCATCTCGTCTAAAAACTGACCTGAGTATTGCGGCGAACCGCCGAAATAGCCGCCACTGTACATGCCGTACAAACCAGCGCCTTGACCAAGGGCTTGGTTCAAAGCATTAGCCTGACCAAGATAACCAGACGCACGAGCCTGACCGCCGCTCATCATCAAGTTACCGACGTTGGTTCCCATCTGTCCGGCCTGACCAGCAACCTGCTGCGTGGCCGTTTGGCCCGCACCGTACAGGCTGCCAAGTGCGCCGAGACGGTTGCCCAACTGAGCCTGAGCGCGGTTAAACGCGTTCATGTATTCCTGTGAACCTAATTCTTGCCCAAAGCGCTGTGCGCCTTTAAGCATCGAGCCTGACAACAATCCACCGCGAGCGGCAGCAGATCGCTCAAGCGCCTTCTGCCCTTCAGACAAGCGGAACGCATACCCAGGGTCCATCGTTAAATCTTCTGGTCGGTAGCCGCGAGTCAACATGCCGTAGTCAGCAGCCGTAGCGTCACCGCCGATGCCGAGCAGTCGCATCAGTTCGTTTTGCGAAGTAATGCCAGCCTGACGGAATGGTTCGGCTAATTCCGTCTGTTTTTGGAATATTTCGCGCTGAACATTAGCGGCCTCTTGTGCCGCTCTTTCTTGCGCGTCAGCCGCTTTGCTGGCGGCTCTTGAACTCATTGCGCCGCCGACAATGCTGGAGCCTGCTGTGACGGCAACTGCTGGATTAGGCATGAGGGAATTCCCCGCGATATGTCGCAAAACTTTCGCCGTATAGTGCCATTACCGCACCTGCTTTTTCCATAGCAGACTCTCGGCCCTGACACAACAGCACCACTAAAAGAACCAAGTCATAGTAAGCGGCACGCCAAACGAACGACCGTTCGTCGGCCAAGCCGTTGCGCTCGGCGTCATCCGAAGCCTTCCACTTTAGGATTGCCATTCCCAACGCAGGCAATAACTGCCCAGCGTGAGCCATAAAGAAACTGTTTGCAGGCATGTTGACGAGCGCCCGCCACACGGTGTTATCCAACACCTTGCGATCCACGGCATCGCCATCGGCTACGTCGTCAAACGTCTGCGTAACGTGCCACAAGTCAATCAACCATGCGGCAGCGTCGGGCGGTATCTCTAGCGCCTTAAAGTTCTCAACCAGCCAGTATTCGGCGTCAATCACGAGATTTCTCGGCCCGACACGTACATGTTAATAGCCGAGGCAGTTCCGGCAATGGTTGAGATAAATCCGCTAGGCGGAATGACATGTCCAACCAGTTCGGGGAAGGTATACGTTTCGGACGGCAACAGCGTCTTGATCTTAACGATCAAGTTGTTGTTGCTCGTAGCCGTAGCCACCGGCACCAAATTGACCGAAATCGTTGCTGCCGATGCCGAATAGTTCGTAGCCGTGAACTTGTCGATAATTGCCGTCACGTTGGTAGCCGTGTACTGCGTCGTTTGGCTGCTTTCCACAGTCTTCGGAAGAACCAATGCTTTTGCTGCAACTGCCATAAAGCGCCTCAATACGTCCAGTAAAAACAGATTTGCCCACGAGCGCCGCGAGCGCCGATGTCGTCTTGGCCGCCCGCACCGCCGCCGCCCGGCGCAGTGCCCGCCTGTCCAGAGTCTACGCCACCTTGACCGCCGCCTTCGGCCTGACCACCGGCATCGCCGCCAATTTCTCCCACGCCCGAAAATCCATCTTCCGATCCAGCGTCGCCGCCTGTTGCCACCCCTCCGGTGCCGCCAAGTCCAGAAGATTGGCCCCCGCCACCGCCGCCAGCGGTCAGCGAAACGGCGCCCGTGATTGTTGAGGGGTTGCCGTTAGCGCCATTGTTGTTGCCGTAAGTAGTCAGTGCAGTAACGCCGCCCACGGTATATGTAAACTGCGTGACGCCGCCGGTAACAGCCATTGTCTTAACAACATACGCGCCACCACCCCCACCGCCACCAAACCCGCCAATATTAGAGCCACCCGCTCCACCGCCGCCCCACATTTTAATGGTAACGCCAGTCGCCCCAGATGGAGCGGTAATTGTGTCAGTACCGGAGATGTAGCACGTTGAGGTGCCTCCACCGCCGCCACCTTGGGCGCCAGCCAACCAAAGAAGAATATCTACGCCTGACATTAGGTAATGCCTACACCGCTGATATACCAATCAGTTGAGCCAGTTTTAACTAGCACTGCCATTGCATTTTGCGCCAAAGTGCGCGTACCCGTTGAGGTGCTGTTCGCTAATTTCAATGTATCAGTTGTAATAGCGACCGAAAGCGATGTTGCGTTGGCATTAATAATTCCCATAATCGTGCCAACTGGGAACGCTGTCGCGCTATTAGCCGGGATTGTTAGCGTTAGGCTGGTTCCGTCCATGTAAATATGTTTACCGGCATCGCATAACTTTAATTCATAATTTGCCGCTTGGCTGTTTTGCGGACAGTCTCTATATCCAATAATATGATTAACATTCGGCGTACAGTTATCGGGAACCTTGGGCTCGCCAGTAAATATTGGATTGTTAATTGGGGCAAACTTGGCATCTGCCTCAGTCTCGCTATAAGCATCAGTAATTCCGTAGCCAGCCAAAGTTGTTGGGGTATTGGTAATATACGACCAATCAATCCCCGATACCGAAGCGTCAATAATTGCTACGATATTATCGTAAGAGCCAATAAGTACGCCCGCTGAAGTCCTAACGACAAACTTGTACGCATACCCTTCTGTCAACCAAATCTCCGCAGGCGTGCGGCCAGCCGAGTCCAGCACAATTGGATTGGCGTTAGCGGTGCCGCCTGTATTGTCTGTGTAGGTTGCGCGAGGGGTTGTTGTTCCGGCGTCATACGCATAGACAAGACCGCCTGAGAGCGGATCACCGTTGTTGTCGAAGAACTGTGCGCCAGCGCCAGCAAAGGCTGAAAGATTAACGGTCATATATTCACCTGATTAACGGTAAGAATGACTGATGGGGTGGCTGGGTGGGGCGAAGTTGCGGCAAAGTACTGCAACTGCACATCAATAGTGTCTACCGACCACATCAATTCAAAATAGTCGCCATTAGACATTTCAACAAAAAAGTTTGCTGCCGTAAAAATTTCCGCGTCGTTACCCTTAATACGAACACGGGAATTTGAATCGGAAATGTCTACGCCGTTTTTTCTGCCCCAAACATTTGCCGAGCCATCTCCACCCGATGTTTTGTCGAATTGGATAGAAAAGGCAAAATTGTATAGTCCGGGGCGATTGCAAAAGATTTGTGAAGTTGTTGAACCGCGACGAACGCCGCGAGCATAGGCGGTATTCGTAAATGTCACCGCATACGCCGTATTGATAACCGCTGCTGTCTGCGTCGTAGTGTCATAGAACATGCCGTAATCGGCAGGCACAATTTGCTGCGGAGGCGGCAAAACTTGCAGGGCTTGAATCTGGGACTGAATGTCCGCTAATTCAGACTGCGTTTGTGTTAGCGCATCAGGCTGAATCTCAATGTCGTTCAGCGTTGATTGATTAGTGCCCGAGCCCGTTAAGACAAACAAATTGTTAAAAAAACGAAACCACTCACGGGACACCAGCCCCGTGCGCTCGTCTATCAGCGGCACGCGAGGTGCCGGTATGCGGGTAATGTTACTAGGCATTAGTTCCCGATACCGTTAGTTCTGCGCCCATGATGGCGATCTTTACCGGGTCAGTGCCAGAGAGTTCATACACGCGGTCACGCAGTTTAAGCGTCATGCCCAAACGTCGATAAAACACACGGAAGAAATACTGACCAATTTTGCCTATCGTTGCTTGATGGTAATTTGACCACGTATGGCCGCCATCGTCTGACCAACGCAACATAATCTCAGGATCATTGCCTTGACCAAGGTTTAGGCCAACTCCTGATTCCATATCAATCTGAAGCGCATGGTGGGCAGTGCGCTTGAGGTTATTTTGCCCTGTCGGCAACGCACGCCACGACCGTAGCCACTTCTGCACAGCGCCATTGTCTGCGTACTCATCTAAACTAAACGTATAGACGTTGCCGTTCTCAAAGTCACCGACAGTCGGCTTATCAAGGAAGTTGGTTTGGCAGTTAGAGCGATGACGCTTGAAGTTGCCATTCTCAAACCCGGCACGCTCATGCCACGAGTTTGTAGAAGCGTCATATACCCAAGTTGCGTTAGCCGATGGGAAAATCAGCACATAAAACGTATGGCCGTCCTGCTGATACGTATAGGCTAGCGCATCGGTTGGGTCGGCGTAATTCTGAATAGCGTATTCAATGGCATGGGTCGAAATACGCACGCCTTGGTAGCCTTCGGCTCGATATACGATGCCGGTGCCACGGGCGTCCGCTCCTAGCCAAAACACGCTGTTATCCATCTTGGCAACAGAGTACGGAGCGATACAGCCAATTTCGTTGTATGCGCCTTGAATACGCGCTAACGGGAAATCAATCTCGCCAGCGTTGTACCAGACCTCTACCGAGTTCTCGCCAAACAACCACACTTCGCGGTGGTCAACGATAACAGCAACCACATCGTCAGGCGCACCTTCGGCACTGGCAAAGTCCAGCGGATCAATAGACGCGCCGTCAAATAGGCTCGTAATCCAAATTCGCTGACTGTTAGGTTCGTTAAAGACGAAGTATCCATCCAGATACCCAACCGTCACCGCACCCGGAAAGTCAGGGTCAGTGATCTGAGCAAACGCCAGCGTGTCAAAGTCGTATAAATAGCCGTCTGGATTGCAGGCAATAAATAACTGCGTGCCGTTGTCAGCCATCGACACCGGGCCGCTGCCCGTCACATCGCCTATCTTGGTAACGGCTAAGGCACTAGTGACTTTGTAGAACTCGCTACCCGAGATGACATACAAAATGTCGTTGTGCGTGTATAAGCCACGGATAGGGCCGCTGCCGACCGTTACCAAAAACTTGAGGCCGGGGCAGCGCTGAAGGTAAGCGGGTTCCTTGCCGCCTTCTGGGATGATTTCTGGATACAGATTGACCATTCGATTGGCAGCCGCGTTCGGACTGCGAATCAAATACGCTGATCCCAGAATCGGCGTCTTCATTAGTAGTTGCCAGTAAAGACATTAAAGCGCGGACGATTAACGATCAGCGAGGCTGGCATCGTCATTAGGTCATCCGGGTTGTTAATGCGCTTCAGGTCACGCTTGCTGTACATGGCAATGCGCCGCACCTGCGGAGACGGCTCAACGCCAAACTCAGGGGCAATCTCACAGGCCAAGTTATATCGGAACGCACGCAGATAACCCGGCGGGAACGCCAAGGCCGTTGCTAGCGTGGCAGGTTGGGTTAGCGGCTCAACCGACACAAAGTGGAACTCCAGTACCCGAGTGGGAACTGGATAGATATAAATCTCCACATTGGGATATGTCATATTGACCCACATATACTGCGGGTACGTAGACGTTACCGTTTTAACCGCAATCGCGTTGTATTGCTGATTGTTTAAAAACTGTATCCCATAGGATACATTGGTGGACGCATCACGGAAGTAAGTAGCGTCGTCCATCAAAATGGGGCGTTGGGCGACAAACGTGCCGCTTGGCCCCATCGTGATGTTTCGCACGTTGGGCTGCCAGTTATAGACCTGATCTTGGGTGGAATATACAGCCAAACGCTCCGTACTCCATGAGTCAAGCATCTGGTTTAAGGCAGTCAGCGCGTCTTGCGACACCGCAGCAGACGGGGTTTCCCCTTCAGCCAAAACACCCAACAAGCGCAATGCGCCGTTGATTTGGTCGGCGGCAGTCGTAGACATGGATTACTCCTTACGCCGATTCTTTACGGCGTCTCTTGACAGGGAGATTATTAACTGCTTCACCCTCAACTTCAACCGATTCCTGAGGCTCCTTGGGGTCGAACTCTTCCCACCCCCACTGCATGTCCTCAGCGGCCTCTGCGCGGCTTATAGCGACTTTAGTACCGTATTTCTCGTGTCTCAGGTAGATATTCACATTCGGCTCCTTAACCAATTACCAAGGTGTCCCTGAAACGTCTTGTAGCCGACATGGCCCATCTTAATTTCAGGGTCTATCCAGACCTTGCCACCCATGTCCGTCCAGCGACGGCAAAAGGCGTAATCTTCGCCCATTTTGTGTTTACCAATTCGGTAATCGGCAAACAAAGCCCACGCCTTCTTATTAGGCGCGTTTTCGACGAAAAACTCGGTGTTGGGGTACTGCTCAACCATTTTTTCTAACTGAGAGCGAGATACCTTCATAAACCCTGCTGGAACCCCGTCAACTTCCAGCAATCCCGTTGCCGGATCGGCGTGCAGTTCGGGCTTGTCTTGCCACTTCACGCAGTAGTTGATAGGGTCTTTGCGCTGCGGGTAAATGCCCGCAACCATGTCCACAGGGTAGTCAATTAGTTTCAGAAGCGCCCCTTCCTCCCAGCATACGTCTGAGTCAATAAAGACCAGCGTATCGGCCTCTGAGGCAAGAAATTGGGCAACAATTAACGCTCTGGCGTCAGCAATTAGCGCGTTTCCGCACTCGTCATGCAACGACCAGACATCCCCTCTGGCTTGCAAAGCCAGCAGGTCTGTAAACAAAGAACGCATGGTTCCAAGGTGAATAGTTCCGGTGTAGGCCGGTATGGCAACCATGACATGTTTCATGCAATCCTCGATGGCTTGACGGCTTGTAAAGCAAATTCTAGCACGTCGCCATTTTCGTGAAGATGAATGATGTCAAAATCTGCTTTATAAATGGACCGGAAGTCCGACATTGCCGTTTTGCCCACTTGGCTGTACTGCGGCTGGGACAAAAATACAAAAGACTCTTTGGGAATGACTCGGGTATGCGACGGGTCACCCCATGCCCAAACGCTCGTCGGCAACGGAACCGTGCCGAAGAACACTCCAGCAGGTTTCAGTACGCGCCAGAAATCTGACCATTGGGCAAAGAAGAACTTGTAGTCGCCCTGCGTTCCGCAATGCTCCAGCACCTCATAGGCGTGGATTTCGTCAGCAGAGTCGTCGGGAAACGGTAACGGCAGATTGATGTCATGGACGACATCTGGGTTGTGCCGTGGTTCTAGGTCGATTGCGACGAGGCCGGTCCATTCGGACCGGCCCCGCTGGTGTAACTTCTTGACGCGGCTAGAACCGCAGCCAAGCAATAACTCCATTAAGCAATCAGCCCCACGTCCTGGAGACGCGAGATGATTGAGTTCACCGCAACAGCGATGTCAGTCGCCGTCGGGGTGGTCGCAAGAGTCGTCACGGCAGCGCCCTGATCAACAGGGGTAGCACCGTAAAAACCCACGAGGGCCGTAGAAACGCCGCCGAACTGCACCGGCACACCAGCGCGACCCACATTGAGGGTTTCGCCGCTGTTGCCGTCGCCGACCTGCTGCCCATCACCAACTTTAGGAAGAGCCATTTTCTATTTACTCCTTGATCCGATGTTTACGCGATCAAACCGACGGACTGAAGCCGCGAGATGATCGAGTTGACGGCCACGGCAATATCCGTGGCAGTCGGGGTGGTTGCAAGCGTGGTTACCGCCGCACCCTGCACGACAGGCGTGTTGCCGTAAAAACCAATCGTCCCGCCGGAGGCGCCAAGGACGGCTCCGTCAAGTTGCTGGTCTTCGTAGGCTACGCCAATAGGCTTGGTGTTAGGCATGGCATTAACCCCACATGCGAACGGCCATTTGCGGGCGGATCACCGAGTAACCATACAGAACGTCGATACGGCACGGCATACGGTCGTTGTTGATGTCGTACTGACGGACAACGCGCATGGAGATACCGTTGTGGACCTGACGCGAAGCCATGTCAACGCCCTGCGGGAGCAGGAGGTCAGCCGTGGCAAACGCGATGGCGTCACGGTGGTACACGAGGTTCTGCGGGTTCTGGCCGGTGGCCGAGCCGAGCATCGTGACAACCTTGCCGCTGCCCGGAAGAGCATTGACGGTCGCCAGAGCCACGTTAGCCGAGTACAGAGCCGGAGCAAACTTCAGCGTGCCGGTTGAGGAGGCCGTGAGGGCTTCCGTCACCGTGAACTGCTGGAGCGAACCAGTGGACTCGCGGGTCTGCGGGTTGACCGCATACACGCCTTCGATGGTGAACACGTCGCCCACGTTCCAAGTCTTGCTTGAACCAGTGAACGAAATGCCGACCTGCGAAGTGCCTTCAACGGTCACAGCAGCCGACGTAGTGATGGTCGTGCCCCAATCGCCGTTGGTGTGGACCTTGATCGACTGCGACATGGCAAGTTCGTCGTAACCGAGGATGCCTTCGCCCATCAAGCCGCTCTTGAACTGCTTGCTGATCGTCGACACCGGGTTGAACAAGCCCTTCATGCCCTCGACGAGCGCGGCGTTAGCGGCCGGGTTCACGGTGGCGTAGCGGGGCGACATGCCAGCAGCGGCTTCGTTCAACTTCTGCTGCGCCTGCAACAGAACGAGCGAGGTGCCCGGAGTTGTGCCCGGAGTACCAACCGACTGATAGATGCTCTTGTACGAGTTAGCAACGTCAGCGTCGATGCTGGAGGCCAACTGGCTGATACGCGGCTTCAGCACGCGCTCGGCAAAGTCGTCCAACTGCATCGTCATTTCGGCGGTTGTGAAGTTGACGCCGATGTGCTTCTGCGAAGCAACCGTCAAGGTCGTGAACTGCTCGTTGTCGTCCTGAACTTGCAGGGCGGCACCGTCGGTCACAAGAGCGCGATCCGGCAGACGGATACGCAGCGTGGTGCCGATCTTGGCGCCTTCCACGGCATACGAATCGTCGTACTGACGGTTCACGTTGCGGGTGATCACAAGGTTGTTTTCTAAAATCTCTAAAGATTTTCTTGTGATCATGTCAATAGTAAGAAGTGAATTACCCACTTTTATGTCCTCAAAAAGAAGTTAGCGGTTACGCGCTTCCCACTGCTTAATCTGTCGCTGACGCTCGCGCTCAATCCACTCTGACGTACTCATAGCCGAAATTGACCGTGGGTCTGTCGTGTCGTAGACCGAAGCGCCAGAGCCTTTTGATGTGACAGGCTTAATTGGCGGGGGCGCACTGGTTGTCTTTTTGACCGGAGCAGGATCGTTAGCCAACTTGGCTTCAATCTTGCCGATCTCTTTTGCTTGCAAGAATTGCGGTAAGCGGGAGATACGTTCAGCCTCGCGAACGTTAGTGCCCAAGTAATACGCAATATCTGGGCCTAAATCCGAAGCCTGAATCGTCTGAGCCATCACGGTCGTAATTGGAAGAGCGTTGTTGTACGCGACTTGTTCAAAGTCATCGTACTTATCACGCGCTGCCTCTTCACGCTCGTGGTAAGCCTCAAGGAGAGCCATTTGCTCACGCTCTGCTTCGCGTCGGGCGAGAAGTTCAGCGGCTTTGCGTTCGGCTAAAGCCTCGGCATAAGCATCTGGGTCTTCGTCTCGACTTGGCAAAGGTGCTGCGTCAGTCGGTGAGGACTGCGCTCTAAGCGCCTGCTCTCTTTCCCACTTGCGACGTTCTCTCGCAAGTCTTTTGCCGACCATCGCGTCTAACTCGTCTTGAGTAAACGTCTTGGCTGGCTTTTCTTCCGGCTGTGCTGCCTCTTGGGCAATAACTTCGGGTTCCGGGGCTGCCGTAGCCGCCGGTTCCGGCGCGGGAGTTTGTTCCGCTATAACTTCAGTATCAGACATTGTTGATCCTTACGAATCCCTGATGTGCCGCACCAGTACGGATAAAAGTTTATTGTGCAGTCGTTGACGTTTCAACTGACGCTGCAAGGCTATCCTTGAGCATCTTTAGGAAAGCGTCTCGCCCAACCTGTAACTGGTCGTAACTAAAACGTGCGCCGTCCAGTTTGCGATTGAGATCGAGTAAGTGACTCAAGATAACCTTTTGCTCATCGCTAAAGGTTTCCGGATCGTACTCAACGCCATCAATCGAGACTTTAGGCTTATTCGTGTCTTTCGCCATTTTTCTCTCCTTAACATTCGCTGAAGGGGCAGCGAATTAACCCATCAATTTTAGGCCGCCCACGGTAGCGGGACGACCTTCGGCTGCTCAACCTTTTGGTTGTCAATCTGCTGCTGCGCCATACCCTCAAAGCGAGCCACGCCGTCAGCGCCGAGCGCCTCTTTCGTCCACGCAATCACTTGCGCTTCGGTCACGCTGTCAAGGCTGGCAAAGTTAGCGGCGTCCGGCGGGAGCAACTTGGTATCGCTTTGCACAAAGCCTTTCAATCCATCCTCATCTGCGTCAATGTCAAAGCATACGGTGACGACAACGCCTTGCAGAGCGCCTTCGTTCATTGCCTCAATTTGACGGATTTTCCATACAAAAGTAGCCATTTATTTAGCCTCCAGTTCAGCGACACGCGCTGTCAGTTCTTGCACAGCCTTCACAAGCAAAGCCACCATGTTTCCGTAATGCAGGGCATCCGGTCGGCCTTCGCTGTCGTAAGCCACAAACTCGGTCAACCCAGCGTCATGCACTTCCTCGGCAATCAAGCCGCCAAATACGGTATCACCACCGTCATTACCCTTGTAAGTGACGCTGCGAAGTTTCAGTACGTCGGCAAGGCCGTGCGTAGCGTTTGTAATATCCGACTTGTAACGAAGCGACGAGGTTGAGCGGTATAAAAACCCGCTTGAGTCAACAAATACGTTTGCCGCTGACGCGGTGGTTAAGTTGTATGGTGAATTTGCTGCCGTTCCCGTAGACAACTTTCCGTCGTTTTGAACATAAAGCAACGGAGTCGCCGCACTATTTTCGCCATATATTGTGTAATCGCTAGATGCGGTACTTGCCCCTTTTACGCGAAGCCGAACATTTGTTAATCCAGTATCTGCAATACCAACATTCCCAGCAAAGTAGTTATCCGCCGACCCCGCTGCATAGAAGTTCCAACGGTTAGAGCCAGAGGCGATGCTACTGTAAAAGCCGTAGTTGTTGGTGGCTCCGGTGAGACTGGGTTGAGCAATAAACCCGTGTTGATCTGTAACCGTTGATCCTGATCCAATAGTTGCGCCGTTTGCATTAAAATGAAGGATGCTGGCTACCGTAAATGATGCGGCTTGGGTGGATGCTGACGATACAAAACCAACTGCCGATGTAGTCGTTGTTGATGGAATCGTTTGGTTTATCCTTATGCCCCTAGATAGCCCTCCAGAAGAAGGTGCAGTTCCTAACACTTCAAAACGAGATGCTGCATCCGCCGTCCCGCCGACCCCGACGCGACCCTCCGAGTCGATGCGCATCCGCTCGTTAAACGTGCCGCCAGAACCACCAGCCGTTCCAAACACTATCGGCGATGCTGCCCAAGAGTTCCAAATTATTGCGGCGTTATCAACAAGGCTAGATGAAGCGCCTGTTTGCAATAAGTTAAAAGCATCGCCCCATGAGCGAATTTCAACACCGGCGCTTGAGCCTGTTGCTGAAGAATTAACAACGGTTAATCTTGTTGCGGGGGATCGTTGGGAGACGCCGCCAATACCTGTGTTGCCCGCGAAGTAATTGTCAGCCGTACCCGCCATATATACGTTATAGCGGTTGGAACCAGACGCTATGTCTCCATAGAAACCGTAGTTGTTGGTGGCTCCGGTAAGGTTAGAGCCAGCAATAAAACCAAATTGATTGGTAACTGTTGAGCCAGCGCCAATCGTTGCTTGCGAAGCACTGAAATGACGCAACTCACCTAAAGTGAAACTTGCCGCCTCTGTGTTTAAGCCAGTAGAGAATCCATACCCGCCACTTGTTGAGCCGCTTGGAATGGTTCCCGTAACACCAACACCAAACGATACCGTGCCGCTGGTTGGTAATGTGCCGAGGATGTTTAGTTTAGTTGCAGCCCCCGCCGCCCCGCCGACCCCGACGTTGCCGTCCGGGCTAATCGCCATTCGAGTATTGCCGGGCGATCCAGCAACACTTGTCGTGCGAAATTCCAACGGCAACGGAGTCGCAGACCCTTCCGAGTTAGCACTTACAGATACAGCCGTGCTATCCGCACGCAAACTTGCCGTAACGGAATTTGTCGGCGTCGAACTGTTGGACAAACTAAACGATGCAATCTGCGAAGTTCCGTTCGGAATTGCAGTAACTCGAGTTTCTCCATTAGTCGTTTTGTTTTGGAATATAAGACGAGTTGCCCAATCGCCGCCAAAGTCGGCTAAAACTCGCTGCGCAGTACCAGAAAAAATTAAATTGCCAGAAGCAATATCCAGTTTTTCGGTTGGCGTTGTTGTGCCAATTCCCCATCTTTGTGAAGCATCAATTGCGCCAGCATAAGTGCCGCCGTTGGTTTCAAAGACAATTACTCCTCCAGCGTTATAATTAGCCAGAGTTAAACGGCTTTCCCCCACGCTGTAATACAATGCGCCAGAACCAGCGGTCATGTCAGTTAGGTAAATTGCTGACCCTTTAACGGTTCCTGCAACGTCTAACTTAAATGCTGGCGTACTGGTTCCTAAACCAACGCGATCAGTAGACGCATCAACAAACACCAAGTTGACATCAGCGTCGCCTTTTACCTGAAAATCAATGTTGCCAGCATCGTTATTGACGATGACCGACGCGGCACCCACGCGGAACGACTCAACACCATTCGCCGACACTCCAAGCGTGTCTGCATCAGGAAAGTAAATGCCGGTATTGGTGTCACCCACATTGGTAATACCAGGAGCGGCAGCGGTGCCGTCTTGAAACTCGGCTACACGGCAAAAGTGGTAGGTATCACCCACCGCCGGAGCGCGAAGTTGCGGAGTTGCGGTATCAAGTGCAATTACGTCAAGAGATGCCACAGTGTAATCCTCTAAATCGGTTCGTAACTGTTGCCGTTACAGGCAATAACAGGTTGGACGACAAAATAACTTGTGCCGCCACAATCTACAATGTTGCGATCACACGGATAAACGCTTCCATCACAGGATAAAACTTTATATTTCCATCCCTCAGGAGACTGAAAGCCTCGCGCTCCTAAAGACGGGACGTTGCCAAGTCCAAGCGGCAACCCGTTACGTAATGCAACGCCCCAACTCATCGAATGTTAATCGGTTTGGCGTACACAATGCCGTTTGTAAACACTTGCAAAGCACTGACGCGCCAAGGAGCGCCCGTACCCTGCGGCACAATAAACGGAATCGGGGTGTTGCCGGGAATCGGCGTGCTGTCGGTCGTTGCCGTTGCGCCTTCGCCAATGGCGATATAAGCGTCAGTGGTGGACCATACGACAACGCCTTGCGGGCCTGACTGCCATTCGCCAGTTGAACCAGCGGTGCCGTTGTACGTAATGGATTTGGCCGGAAAAACGGCGTCAGAAAGAGGGTTAAGAAGTTCCATGTGATTACCTCAAGCAAGAAATCGAAGGCGGTACAGAGTAGATAAATACAGCGCCACGATCTCATCAATAATGTTTTGGATTGCCGTTTCTTCCTTTTCACAGAATTTGTAGCGGTTTTCTTCAATTTCCGCCAACTGATCCTGCAAGAACTCAACGACGTTACTGGTTTTTTTAGCCGATTGCAGCGATACAGGGCCAATCAGGCCATGACGGCCCTGATAAGCCTCTGCAAAGTCGTCTGCCAACCCTACGATGCTTTCGTAGAACTTGCCCAAGGCTTTGTGCTTGGCATACGAACGGGTGTTGAGATGCACGGAATGGGTCACATCCCGCGCTAGGAACAACATACCTACAAAATCAGCCGGTTTCATGCCATACCCTCGCCCATCGTCGGCGGCTCACGCGGCACCTCCGAGGGCATTAAATCACCTGTTGACATCATACCTGAAATTGTGCCCATTACGATGTCTTGTATCTGCTCTTCGTTTAAGCCGGACTGTACAGCAGCAATACGCTTGGTTTCGGCGTCATACGCCTTAATCTGCGCTTCCTGCTCTTTAATCCGCAGTTCCGTGGCTTCCATTGAGCGCGAAACGCCTTGAAGCATCTGAAACATCTGATCCATTTCCGCGCTCATTGCCTCAATCTGCTGATTAGCAGCCTGTAGCGCCGGGTCTTCGTTAGGATCGGCCAGAATCTTCGGATCAATGGTCTTAGCCAAACGCTTGGCAATTTCCTGCGCTCCCGGCCAATCCATGTTCTTAACGAACAAGTCACCCGCCACAGCCCACAGGTTCGGGTTGGCTTGCAGGATTTGCGACATCGCGTCCATGGCTTCCTGACGCTTGGTCATGTAGGACGGCCCGGTTGTAACGGCAACGTCGTACTTACCCACAGACGGGTTGTAGATTTTTTCAATGACCACGCCAGCCTGATCCACAATCTTGCGGACAGGCTCTTGCTGCATCGGGTCGATACGCACCGTTGAGGTTTCCCCGTCGATGCCGATGATGCGAGCAATACGCTGGGTATCGTAAATCTTCGGAATCAAGTCAACGAGTTGGCGAGTGACGTAGCGGATAGCGCGGGCAAGGTTATCTACGTAATGATATGACCCCGTATCGCCCTGACGTTCACGCGCCAATATGGCCCGACCCGAACGCTCGTTAGACGTGGCGCCAAGGCTAGAGTCATAGTAGCCCGTCGTTGACTTAATGTCGTCCGACGCGCCCATCTTAGCCTGAATAAGGCCGGTTTGGGCAAGGGGTGGGGCGGCACGTTGGGGCAGCGGCAGCATGTTGCCAGCGCCGTCCGTAACGTCAGGATTAACCTCCAAATACGGCCAGTTCTGGGTATTGGCGGTCTTCCACTGATGCTCGTACCCCTCAAACTGCCCACCGTAGCCGATAAACGGCGCTTTGGGGGCCAAGGCGAGCATTTCCGCCTCTTGGGATACCCAGTAGTTGTACATGCGCTGCGCGTCTTTAGCGTTACGCACAAGGCCGCTGATGTAGATACGGCCTTCCACCTCGTATTCGTTGCCGACCACGCGGACAACCGGAATCCACTTACCCGGCCACTCCTGCTCTTCCAGCACTTCGTAGCCGTTCGTCTTCATCCACTTGATCTTGCGGATGTCTACGTCACGGGTGCGAATCGGTGCGAGGCCCATCGCCTCCATTTGCGCCGCTTCAGGCGAGCCAGCGTAAGCGGTAGCACCGCCCGGATAGAGGTTTAACTTCGCCTTTTCATAGTAAGCGTAGAAGTATTCCGCAATCCGTACTGAATCGTCGGTAATCCACTGCGCCAGATTCTCGTCACCAATACCACGGCTCTGGATCGACGAGATGGGTTCGGCGTCAGGAAAATGACGCTCAAACTCCTCACGGGGCATGTCCTCGGTTATGAAACACCATTCTGCATCGGCTCCGCACGGGTCTTGGATGTGCGGGTCCATATATACCGAGAACGAGTTACGAACGCGAGCGATACGGATGTCTTGGTCAAACGAATCCGGGTCGCAATACTCGGTCAGGATGCGGATATAACCTTCACCATACGTAACCTGATTCTCACAGGCGGTGTCGTAAGCAACATCGGCATCCGAGATGTACTCGATGTGCCGGACGATTCCGTCAAACACCTCGGCAACTTCAATGTCCGCCTTGTCATCAACCGGGATGACCTTGCCCGAAGGCCGGTTCTGACGCTGGTCGTTTGTGACCTGTCTGACGTGCTGTGGAAGTTTGTTGATGGTCAGGCAGGGACGAGCATTGATCGTCTGACCTTGCACTGCGCCACGAGTGGCTAAGACTTCTTGAGGCCATTGCCACCTTTGGTCTGGAGAACCGGCAAAAAACCGTAAATCGTCCAATTCGCTTTCACGAGATTGGCTGTAGGCGCTTATCGCCAACGTCATGCGTTTCCGAGCCTGAGCAAGCAGGTCAGCAACATTGTTCTGGCGGCGACTTTCCGGCGTGTTTGCCACGCGGCCTGCCCCAGAAATACCAGTTGGGTCTTTAGCCATTAAATTTGTTGCCTTTTCTAAGGTTTTCAGACGCTAAAATAACTTGCAAATTCCAAGGAACATGCAAGCCACTTACGTTTTTGCCCTGCAATGGCACAACGTGGTCTACATGCCAAGAAATGCCAGTCAAGGCGCTTCTTTGCAATGCTAAATCATACACTTCCGCAATAATCCATTGGTCGTCATCTGACAACCAATTAGGCATACGCTCTATTTCCGCTGCTCTACGCCTTGCGGATATGGCTTTAACTTGCGGCTGGTTTCGGCGTTTCCAATTTCTAGAAATTGCCAAATAACGGTCCCAATGGCGCTCATTCCATGCCTTGTTATTGGCAATTTTCCGCTCGTAATTACGTTTAACCCAAGAGTTATAGCGCTTGTTAACTTTTTCCGGATTGTTTTTTACGTAATCCGCACAATGTTTATTGTGTTTTTCAGGGTTTGCTTTATTCCAAGCAGCAGCAGCGTCTACAGAGCATTGAACGCATCGTTTTGTAGAAACGTAACGCCCGGACGTATGCCCGTTTTTGCAAGGCACGCCTACGTTGTACCTTGCAGCAGCCATTACTTGCCCTTCTTGCCCTTCGCCGCAGCGCGACGTTTGACGGAGTACGCAATCGCCAGACTTTGCTTCATCGGCTTGCCCGACTTTAGTTCAGCCTTGAGGTTACGTCGGAAAGCGCCTTTAGAGGCAGACTTTACGAGAGGCATTAACGCATACCCCGTTTCATCGGCGTCGGTCGGAAATCAACCGTCGTGCGGATCATGTCCTCGTTAACGCGCTTCGGCATACGCGGAGCAGGCATCCGGGGCTTCTGCATCCGGCTATTTTGGATTATGTCACCGACTGTTGCGCCGGGAGACACGCCGATTGGACCGGGGTTTTTCTTTCCGTACATGTTTTTTACCCTTTTTTGGAGGATTTACGGGGCTTTCGGGCGGTAAGGGCTGACTTTCGGAAAGCGGCAGCCGTTGGAGCGCCTTTAGAACCCGGTTTACGCATTTTCTCGCCCGATCCCGCAGCGATTCGAGCGCGTTTAGCATGAATGTTCGCATAGAGACCCTTTTTTGCAGCCATTTCAGAACCTATTGTGTTTGGAAATGTTTTGCGCCGCCGTAATCACTTGCAGATTCCAAGGCACATGCAGCCCGCAAACCGAATCATGCTTTAAAGGCACAATATGGTCAACGTGCCAGTTGACTTTTGTAAGTTTAGACCGTAGGGACGCAACTTCGTAAATTTCTTTAAGCAGCCATTTGTCGTCTTCTGACAACCAAGGCGGAGATGCTTGGCGTTTTGCCGCCCTTCTTTCAGCGGCGGCAGCGCAAAACAGATGCATGTTGGCTTTTTGGTACTCCAGCATGCGTTTGCGCTCTTTGTCTCTGTTTCTGTGATATCTGTCTAAAGCCTGTTTGCGAAAGAAAATTCTGCGACGGCGATAAACGGCTTTATAGTCGCGCTTGCTGTCCAATGCTTTGCTTTTATGAAGGCGAGAACAATACAGCGCATTAGCCCGTTTATGGCTAATGTCGGTTTGGCAAAACAAACAGACTCTAGTCGTTAGCACTTCCATCGGCGCAAACTGGCTTTAGCCCGTTCTGCTGGGCCTTTTGCCTTTTTTACCACACCAGACATGCGCGAGCAAAAGGATTTTTTACGAGCCGCATCCTTCTTGGTTTTAGGATTTGGCGCAGGTGCCTTTAGATTGCTGCCGGTTGCTTTGTTATACCGAGCACGACCTTTCGCGGTCAATCCCGCCCCTCTTGACACGGGCTGTTTTTCTCCTCTACCAACTGAGAGGCTGACAGACTTTCTAGCCATTAGGCACCCATCCAAGTGTTAATCATGCCGCTATCGCGGTGTGTGGTAATCGTGCGGGGACGCTCGCGGTATTCGCGGTGAGCGACTGGATACGCAAACGTAACGGCGATGGCATCAGCAGCGTCAGGCGATGCAAGGCCACGCGACTTCATGTCTTTCTTCGACTCCAGCAAGATGGAGCCAGAGGAATTGATCTTCTGCTTTGGACCAGTCAGATCGGCTTTTAGTTGCCGGTCATTCGGTAGCGCAGCGTCTTTCAGCCACGACTTCATTTCGCCCCACAACTCTGCACGCTTGTTTTGCCACATAGCCGGGGTCTTGGACTTCCATCCGAAGTTGACGCCTCGAACTACCTTATAGCGCTGCTCTTTCAGGCGATCAAGGATGCCGTAACCGAGGCCACCTTCGTCGAGGACGACAAGCGCAGGGTTGTACTCTTCAATGGCATCAATCACGCGACCCACAATCTCCATCGTGTCTTCGCCCTTAAAGCGCTTGATAGCGATGATGTCGCGGCCTTTACGCACAGCAATTACCGTCGAGTCTGCTCCGCTTCGCGCTGGATCGACTCCAATAACGATAGGCGCTGTTTCATCCTTATACCGGGCACGAGCCATGGCCTGATCCACCAGGCTAGGCGGTATAAATTGGTCGTCACCTTCTGACGGAAACTCTCCATAGACTTCCACCTTGGCTTGCGGTGAGTCGATGCCGTATTCGTCGATGATCTGTTGATACACCGACTTATCGGTTTCTTCAACGGTGCGAGCGTCAATGTTGCGGGTGTTCCAGAACGCACGCTTAGAGTGGAACGCCTCGAAGAAGTAGCCCTCGTTACGACGGGGGTTGCTAAAGGCCATCCAGAAACGGTGCGGGGTGTTTTCCGTAAAAAAGCCTGCCGTTACCGACCAAATGGAGTCAGGGATACCGGACGCTTCGTCGAAGATCACCATAACGCCATCAAAGTTGTGGACACCGGCATACGAGTCGGGGTTCTCTTCGGACCACAAGCGACCTTCGACGGACCAGTAGCGCGTACCTTTCTTGAGGTCACGCTCAACAAGTTCGGCGAGCCACTTAGCGGGCATCACGCGGGTGGCGCTAATCTCAAACCAATGCGAGTTGATGAGTAATGCTGCCCACTTAGTAATTTCTGCCCATGTGATTGAGCGTAACTGCGCTTCGGAGTTAGCCGACACAATGGTCGTTGAGCCTATGCGGGTACTGAGCATCCAGAGGATTAGCCACGACACGAGCGCAGACTTACCGATACCGCGACCGGAAGCCGTAGCCATACGCAGGACTTCGTAGGAGGTGGCGGTCTTATTCTTAGCAACATGTGCTGCAATATCTCGAAGTATGTCACGCTGCCACTTACGCGGACCCTTGAAGTGTTCGAGCGGCGTGCCTTTCTGGCCCCAAGGGAAAGCAAGTAGCACGAAAGCCTCTGGGTCGTCCTTGATGACGGGCGACCAGAGTTTGCTCATCAGCAACTCTTCTTCTTCGGGGCTATAGATCGGCTGTTGCATTACTATTCTTCACCGCTCAATGGAGGGGCCATTGAGGACTGAATAAACCCTTTAAGGGAGCGGTTTTTAGGATCGTTTGCAATTCGCTTAAAGTTTTCAGTGTCTTTAGCGTATTGCTGGCTGGTTTCGTACTTGCTACGCCCTGTGCCAATCCAAGCACTTGCAAACGGAATGCCTAAACGTTTAGACACTTTAGACTTGTCGTAAATAGCGGCAATTAACCTGCCAGCCTCAGGGCCGTAATCAACAGAATAACGGTTATAAATAGCCACCGATTCTGGGTCATTAACGTTAAATTCGTTAGTGCCCAAGTTTTCTCGGCCTTCTTTTAACAACATAGCCGTCACTACTTCTGGCGACATGTTTTCTGCAACGCCCGGCACTTTGTTGCGAATAGCATTGCCAATAGCGGTCGAAAACAACCGGACTGATTCAGCGTTGTATTTAGACGGCAACGTTTCTAATTTCTGTTTACGGCGGTCGTAACGGTATCCGCCAATAAAGACTGGGTTGTTGTAGTTAGCCAGTGATTCGGCGTACTTAAACTTTCTACCGCCAAGTCCACCAATAGTGCGAACATCTAATTGCGGCTCTTTAATGTAAGGCGACTGAGCCAGAACATTAACGTCCGGTTTAGGTTCGTACCCAAAAAGTTGAGCCAATCTATTCAGCATTGACATGGGCAGTGTCCTTCGGTGCGTACTGTATCGCAGCGGGTTGCTCGTGCGCTAATTGATCCGGTGTAGCGTCAAATACGCGACCCGCCAAGACGCGAGATTCTGCCTCTTGCAGCGCGGCGACAATACTAATTTGCGACTTAATATCGACCTGTACTTGCTGCTTGGCGACCCATCCGTGAAGGTGGGTAAGCAGAGCGAGGGCTGCCTTGCTATCTCCCTCAAGCGCGGCAGAGCGCAATTGAGCCGCCGCCTCAACTTCAGAGTCCGCACGACCTTTCCCCTCGGCGACCGCAGCCGCGTTATCTAACTGGCAGAGTCTACGGTACTCGACGGGCAGCAACCCAGCCGCAAAGGCCAAAGCGTCACCCTTTAGCCCAAGTTTGGCGGCATCGTAAATTTTTTGCAGAACCTCCGGCGATGCCTTCAGTTCCCGAGGCTTAAAAGGAATGGACTTAAAGGATTCTGTTACGAGGTTCATACCGGAACTCTTTGCCAGAACAGGCGGAAACGTCAGACATCCAGCCGTGGTGGGTGGCATGGGCACACCAGACCTTCTCAGCAACCCTACTCACTTCAGCAGACCAGAAACAAGATCGGCACACCAAAGCCTTGGCAGCAAACTCTAACCACTCTGCCTCAGACATTTGTATCGGCATACCGAGACTGTAACAGAAGGTTTGGCGGGGAAGGAAGGGCAACGTGCAGGGTGATCCTGCCGGGAGGCCGCGATCTCCAACTAATTTGGCTAACGCCAAACAAGCCACCCTGTCGGGAGGCAACCGTGGAGCCTGTGTGCCGAGGCGGAAGCGTCTAGGGAGAAAGACGTTTAGTGCCTTAGATGGTGGGGTCCGTCCCTTCAGTTACCTCTCGGTCGCTACCAGCGCATCTGGTCAGACGTTGCAAAAGGAATGTTAGCGGAAATTAATAAAAATAAAAAAGTTTTTGTGATGCCTTCGTAATCGTGACCGGTCAACGCCTGGCCCTACCCCCCCTGTTGTTTTCCCACCACACCTGTTGTGCGTGTACCACAAGCCTGGATGCTAATGATTCTCATCATGCGTAAGCGAATCGTTTGCAATTACTCGATGTTGCGTAGATGCAACACGTTGCGTTAGTGCAACACCTGGTAGTTGTTGCTGGATCGCAACAAGTGGTAAGGGTGCAACAAGTAGGCTTCGAGCGTTAGTAGAATCGGAAAGGGGCTGTTAGTAAGCAATCCTACATACGCTAAAAGCCTATAAAAATAGGGGTTTGCGATAGTTGTAAGTAAACTAGCAAGTAATTATCCAAGTCTATTTTATATATAGACTCGCTGTTGGCCTTATAGAAATCTCTCTTTTCTTACTTACACATACAAAACCCCCTTATTTTTCTAGGGTTTCCGCGTTAGTAACTTTTCGTTTCCGTTTTCTACTGACGTTTCCGCACTTGCTAACGCACCAGATACCTGGCGATGTTGCATACTATCTTTCGTAAAATAATCCTTTACATGATTAGAAGGCTAGGGTATAAAGGAATCGTTGACAACAACTACACGGAGCAACTGCAATGCCTTCAGTCACATTTGTACATTACGGCGCAAGCAAGACGATGACGGCAAGCCTTACGCCGTCCCGTATCTTTACCGTTGTCTACGGTGTTTCGCCTAACGGTACACAAGAAGAAGTCATTTTTAAGGGTAGCGTGTCGCAAGAAATGATCAGCAAGATCATGCCAACTGCTACCGCTAAAGGCTTCACCTCGGTTCGCATTACTCACCCGTGACGGAGCATCTAGCAATGCAAAACAATTATGAACGCGACTATAACATCCGCGCCGAACTGCCAGAGTTTGACACCTACGATGACGGACGCTTTCAAGCGTTAACGCTCACCCTTGACGATGGGCGTTACGTTGTCATTACCGACACGGGTGGGATGGATTATCCGACGTTAGATGACTTCAACGTGTGCGTATATCGCTCCGAAGAATCTTTCGGTGACGATCCGGGCGTCTCGCTCATCGCTTCCGCCACTTCTGACAACTTCAGCAACATTGAATCGGCACTCGCTGCCGTGGGGGTCTAACTATGACTCGTTTCCTAAACTCTCTTGTGTTCGTAGGCTTCACCCTCGCTTGTGTTGCCTTTGTCCTTGACGATTTCACCCTCGCTGTGGGTGGCGTTACCGTTTGGGGTATCGCTGCCCTCGTTGACTATTGCCGCAACTAACTCTCGGAGAATCACAAAATGAAAAACGAATTCTTGTTTCGTTTCGCCCCGTCGTCTGTTGTTATGGCTACCTACGTAGAACGCCGCAGACTCGCGCAGATGTTCCGCGCTTACCGCGCCGACCGTCGCAAGTATCGCGTCTCACGTATCGCTGACGGGTATAGCGTCACCTGTGGCTTTGCGACCGCCATTATCTCTCGCATCTAATTACAAACGGAGAACAATCATGGGTTACACAATCAACGACACCGAGTCCCGTTATAACGGGTGGACTAACTACGCCACATGGCGCGTTAACTTGGAGATATTTGACGAAATCAACGCCTTGGATATGTGGCCGCGTGAGGTTCGAGACGATGACGCTTACAGCCTCGGCAAACAGTTAGAAGAGTACGCCGACGAGGTCGTGACGGGAGCCGCTCCCGAAGGCTTGGCGGCAGACTATGCCCGAGCCTTCCTGTCTGACGTTAATTGGCAAGAGATAGCCGAGCATCTGTTAGACGCTATCAAGCAGGAGGCCGCATGAGGACGTTCGACGTTGTGCTAGTCGCAACCGTTAAAGAGGTCATGACCATCGAGGCGCGGGACGAAGACGCCGCCGCTGACATTGCCTTACAGATAGCCCAGTCAGGCCACACCCTCAACCGTGAAATGGGTTGGGAAGTCGAAGAAGTCAACGTAGGAGACCCCCTAGATGTCGCAGACTGAACAAATACGCGCCGCCCTGATTCTAGGGCGGTCGCTCACCCCCTTGGACGCGCTCCAGGACTACGGCTGTTTCCGCCTTGCCGCTCGGATTGCCGAGTTAAGGCGCGAAGGTATGGACATCGAGTGCGCAACCGAAACTAAAAACGGCAAGCGATATGCACGTTATTTCCTGCGGAGGCCGTATGCGGTTGCATAAACTTTGGCAGTTGGGCTATTGGTTTGCGCGTGGTGGCGACTGGCGGCACGTTCCGCCACCCAACTGGCGATCCTCACGCGCACAGCATCCGCTCTCTAACTACTGGTGAACCTATGGAAAAACCACACTTTCCAACCCTGCAAGAATTAGAGGCTCTATTTGCCGAAGACACCACACCCCTCACCTACCGCGCTCCCGTAGACCCTGCGCGGCTCCAAACGGCTGTGCGGGCGTTTATCAGCGCGTGGGACGATGACCTAACCGTGAGGGAGTTGTCGCCTTTTGTTGAAGAGGTGCGCCGCGCATTGGAGGGCAGACCGTGACAGAGTTCCACGAACGCTGGGGATTGCTTCCGACTTATCCTAAAATCACAAGATGCACCCGCAGGTATTGGATAACGTACTTGGGTCGATGTATCGATACGGCGAGGGCTACCCTATGGCGGGATTCCTGATCGCTGTAGCCCTGACGGTACTTGCGTCGATATTGTTCGACGATTAACCGAGGGGGCTTCGCGCCCCCTCTCTTATTTCACCACCTGAAGGTCAGGCTTGCCCTCGGCAACCGCTCGGATTTCCGACTTGGTGCGGTTCGCTAACTCTGGAGCAATCCAGAGATGTTTAGGAGTCTGATGCTCACGGCTCATGACTCGGCCAACGTCTTTCCATCCGCTCTCCCGCAGGGCTACGAATAACGCTTCACGGGAGGGCTTATGGCCGTCCGTCGAGGCAGCCAGTTCAGCCAGTACCGCATACCAGGGCGAACCCACAACGCCTTTCGAGAACGGCCCACGGCGTTGCCGTACCATCTCGGCAATGAACGCCTCGCCTCCGCTCATGCCGAGGTCAACCATCGCTAGTTTCGCATCGGTAATGGGCGGCACGGCTCCAGGGTTAAACGCGCTAACGTCCCTCGCATCAAGGTAGGCAGCCACGGCCTCAAACCCGCCGTTGTGATACCACTCCCACAGCCTCGCAGCCTCGTTATCCGGTAGGCGAGGGGCTTGCGACCAAATCACAAACCAGCGACGGTCATCAGCGGGTATCGTGATCGGCGCACGCTCGTTACTGAACGCTAAAACGAGAATTCTATTGATGACGTAATATGGGTGCTGCTGCTTCTTGTTGACCATCAGCAACTCGGGCGGCGCAGCGATTACGGGCTTGAGGTTGTTTTCCATCGCCCTGCGGTCATCGCCTTTTCGATAACGAATCTCATTTAGCACGATGACTTCAGACTCGTAGGTATAGCCCCACGACCCTGCGACCTCTTCAGCCCTAGCCACGGCTATGTTTCGCAGCGCATCACCGCCAATAGACCACAGGAACGGCGCCCATAACGTGTCCTTGCCCGATCCAGGTGCGCCCGTATGCAGCACGGCGTGGTTAATCTTCCGGTTCGGGTGCTGGCGTTTATAGGCCATCACGTTCAAAACGTGTTCGCGCTCGAAGTCAGTCGGAATCATGCGCTGCAAGTGCTGGAGCCACGGCGTCACATCCCCGCTCGCGCCGACTGGCCTTGCGCTCTTCCACTTGTTCACATGGGCAACGCCCGAGCGTTTCAGCAACTCGGTTTCACCAGGCGCATAGGTCAGCGCACTGGCAACATAACTGCCCATGGCCGCACGGTTCTCATCGAAGAACGTGGCCGCTTCGATACGTCGAGACTTGTTGTGTACGGAATAGCACGGCGTACCCCGAAACAGAGCGTTGAACGTCTGCCGTGAATAGTCCTGATGCGTTTGTACGTCGAAAAACAGGTCGCCCTCGGCAACGTACACAAACCGCTTGAACCAATCAGCCGGGGCTAACTGGGATACATCACCTTCCGCGAGACTTTCGTACTCATCCATTGCATAACCCCACTAATCTGCTATTCTCACGGAGCATTGCGATTTTCTCCGTGTACATTCTCCTAGAGAGTCCTTAGCCCCACTTCGGTGGGGCTTTTTTTATGTGCCGCCCATCCGTCGGTTGGCCGAAATGGTGCGCCAAGTATCAAGGACGATGCGCTCTGTCTCGCGCTTATTCGCCATCTTGCAGTACAGCGCCACAGCCGCACAGTATCGCTCATGCGCTTCCTTGGTGGCGTGGTGGGTCGCGGCAATCGCTTGCCGCTCCGCCACCGTACCCTCGGCGTGAGTGAAGACGGCCTCACGGGTCGCCTTCCAGCCATACTCAGCACGCTCCATCTCAGCCTTCGCCAGCGCACACGGCTCGTCAGTATCGACGAGATACCGCAGCGCCTTCTCGGCTCTCTCTTCGCTGATCATTAGAACCCCAGCGGATCGTTCAGGTCAGCGCTTGCCCAGTTCTCTTCAGTCAGCCCTGCCGCTGGTGCGGGCTTCGGCGGAGCCTTTTGGCCTTCCTTCAACTGGACACTAATGGACAAAAAATTGTTACCGGCCTTTGAGGCTTTCTTCCACGCAGATAGTTTGTACTCGACGCCGCCCACGTTCAGGTCGCCGGTAAAGTCCGGGCGCTTCTCGTTGCCTTTTTTATCGTTTGCGAACAGCACGCCACGGTTAGTGTTGTCGTAATTCACAGATTCATCTCCTTCAGTTTAGAAACTTTATCATCTAACTCAGCCAAAAACTCTTGCACCTCTTTCTCAAGAACCATGATGCAGTCTGTATCACGCGGGATACGCACCACCAGCAGTTGTAACTCCTCGGGCATCCTCGGATCGTATGAGACCCAATCGCACCACTCCTTATCCGCGCAAGCCATCTGCCATTGCATTTGGTAAAAGTATTTTTGTGGCGGATCACGGTCAAAAAGATACTCAATATGCGTGGCTGTTGAGGGGCATTTAATTTCAACGCAACCATTCACGCCCACTAATCCGTCTGGGCTGGCTCCTGCCATCTCGATTGCAGGGTGGTTGATAAAGCCCACCTCGGTGACGAGTTCACCGACCTTGGCGCTATAGGCATCACGCGCTGCGGCTTCCTGCTCGACGCCCCATTCCATTGCTGCGGAAGAAAACCCCTCCGTCGGCTTGCCGGTCAAGCGTTCGCATACCAGTTGCGCCATGTAGTTGTTGCGCGAAGCGGCGTAGCCGGTCTTCGTGCGTGCGACTACATCGGCTACCTTCGAGGCAGTCACCTTGCCCAGACGGGCGGTGTGCCACTCTGTTGTCCTTTGCTCCATCACTCTTCTCCTGTCTCCATGAGACGTTTAAGTTCTCGACACTCGCGCTCCAGGCGCTCCATCTTTTCTGTAACTACAACAAGTCGGCTAGTTGCCTCGTCCCGTTGCTCCAACACGCGCCTCAACTTCTCGGCCAACGCTTGCGACAATTCCGATGAGTCAGGAATCGCCATTGTGTGACCGATGATTTCGTAATCCGACATCAGCGCGTAATAGGGGGTCATGGGTATTTTTCTAAACGCAAATGTTGTGGAGAAATAACCCGTGTTGTTTCGGAATAGTCAGAAGGCGTCGCCTTCTCCCATGCCAAGTCATGCGGCAACCAACCCAAAATCTCTACAGCGCGTATCTCTGGCATGACGGGTTTAGCGACGAACAACACCAAGCCCTTACCGACTTGATGCTGACGCACAGCAGCCGTGTTGCCTGTTCGCACGCGGCGAACCTCAATGTTTCTGCCAACGTCCGGCCAGTCTTTGTAACGCTGGTGATCGCGGGCATCCCATACGTGAGCGTGCCAGTAACGGTTGGTGTACTTGGCTACGGCCAACTCTGCTGCACACGCAGCCACTTGCGCCGTTCGGTCGTCTTCCATGCGCTTAGGGTCGTAATGAATAGCGTCTTGGCTATCCCACCGCGCTGAACATCGTCGAGCGCCGACAAGGTTTACCAAGTCGTATTCCCACCGTTCTAACTCAATAATCGGATAACTCATAACTCTGGCACCTCGTACCATTTCAGGATGATCTTGGCGGCATCGCGGTGGTCTCGCATCACGCGCAAATCCTTGGCCTTGTTCTTCTCAAAGAAGCCGGTAGAACAAGCGCCAGATTCCCGCTCTGCAATCATCTGATCCATTGTTTCAATGGTGTTCGTCAGCGACCAGGCTACGATGTACGTCTCAACGTCACTCAGTATTTGCTTCACAAGTTGCTGCTCTTTCAGTTTGAGGCCAACTTGCTTTTCTTTTCGCTGAACAGACTTAGATGCACCTTTCGCTCGCTTGCGTTTAGACTTTTCCATATTCCGTTTAACTCCTCGATAGTGGCTGCTAGTTGTACTGCCGCTTCAACGGCAGGATCGGTAGTGGCTGCGGCGACTTCATGCGTCTGCGAGTCGGCATCGTTGTCGCCTTCGGTCGGGATGCAGAACGCTTGGAAGGCGGCGTACTTGTAAGCGGCAGACATAGCCTTGTTACTGGCCTTGTCGCCTGAGTCCATCGCCTCACCTACCGTGATGACCGTATGCTTGCTGCCGTCTTCGGCGGCCACGAAGTCAAACTCCACGGTCAGCGTGACGTAGAACAGCGCAGTGCCTTGGCGGTTCTGGCGCTCGATAACCTGTCGGTCAGTCACGCGAGGCAGGATGCACAGGCCGTGCTTTGACAGCAGCGGCGAGAGCGCACCGTACACAGCGTCGATGCCACGGAAAGCGTAGCCCTGTGACTGGTTCTTGCTGTCTTTGCTAATGCCGATCTTGGATAGTTCGGCGGTGACAGAAGCAATCTTCTCGTAGACCTTCATTGCGGATTCCTCAGTTTGGCGGATGCAGCGTCAATCGCAGCGATGCACTCGGCAAATGCTTGATGCAGTTTGAAAGCGCCTTCGGCTTCGATGCGGTTGAGTTCGTTTAAGCCTTCGATGACGTTGAAGGCGGCGTGTTCGGCGCGGCAGTGCAACTCCATGAGTCGGTCACGTTCCTGCTCGGCCAAGATGCGGTAATCATCTTCCATGTCTTTCTCCTACGGGGCCAATCCCCGAAGTGCAGTATACTCCCGTTGACGATCCTGTCAACACCTGTTACTGTGCAATCTATGACACCGAAAAAACTACTGAAGATTTATGGCTCCCAGAGCGAGATTGCTCGGGCGTTGGGCGTAACCAGGCAGGCTGTGCTGCGCTGGTTCAAAGAGGACAAGATTCCGCCTCTGCGCCTTTACCAGATTGAGTGCGTGCTGAAAGTTCGTGAAGGTGCTTGATTTGTTCAGCGGTATCGGCGGCTTTAGCCTTGGGCTTGAGCGTGCCGGTATGCAGACGGTAGCGTTCTGCGAGCCGAATAAGTTTTGCCAAGCCGTGCTGCACAAGCACTGGCCGGATGTGCCGATATACGAGGATGTACGTGACTTATCAGCAACTCGATTGGCTAACGATGGAGTCCGATTTGACGTTATCTGCGGCGGATTCCCCTGCCAAGACATTAGCACTGCCGGAAAAGGCGCAGGACTTGCCGGTGAGCGATCAGGACTCTGGTGGGAATACCACCGCCTCATCGCGGAAACGAGGCCGACCTGGGTCATTGCAGAAAATGTCGCGGCCTTACGCCATCGAGGACTGGATGAAGTTCTCCGCAGCCTATTTGAGATCGGGTACGACGCAGAATGGCACTGTATTCCCGCTTCAGCCCTTGGCGCCCCTCACCGTCGAGACCGAATCTGGATTGTGGCCTACCCCCACAGCGAATCCGTCAAACGCTTGCAGTCTGGACGCTGGACTGAAGGAAGCAGAACGATTGCACCCACAAGGACGTTGGACGCTATGGAGTCAGGTAGCAGCGCAGGAGGTTTATGGTCGCAGGATGTGGCCGACGCCCGATGCGAGTCCTCACAAATATCGGCTTCAGGGCAACACCCAGCAATCCAAATCACTCAACGGAATACATGGTGGGAAACTGAACCCGCAGTGGGTCGAGTGGCTGATGGGGTTCCCAATCGGCTGGACAGACTTAAAGCACTCGGGAACGCGGTAGTGCCGCAGATACCAGAACTCATAGGACGATGGATAAATGAACAATCCCGTAACTAATAGCAGTGACATCTCGTGGTCTTCCCAAGCCAACATGCGGTATTGGGAGAGCGTGAAGGACACCCCGTTCGGCAAACTGCGGTTAGCCGATGCGTACCTCGCTCGGATCGGCGTAGGCGACTGGCAGCAGCGGCAGGAGCGCACGTCGTGGCTCAAGAACTACGTGGGCGACATCCTGCGCTCACTAGACGACGCCACCGAGGCGTATGGCGACCCGCATATCCGAGGTATGGTGCGGGAACTGTGGGGCGAGCCAGGTGTGACCAAGTTGAAGGCTAGGTGTAAACCGGCATAATTAGCGTATGCGCTACGCTAAACGCCGAGACAACAACCACACCGAGATAGTGGATGCCCTCCGCAAGGCTAACTTCGAGGTCATTGACTTCGCGTCGGCCGGACACGACATCCCTGACCTGTTGGCCGTAAAGCCAATGCACGACGGTGTGGCGTGGATTTGCTGGATAGAGGTCAAGGCCAAGGGTGGGCGGCTGTCAGAGGGGCAGAAACGCTTTCAGGGCTTCTTCCAGCCGAGGGGCGAATGGTACGAAGCCCGTGACCCTGACGACACCGTGTGCGCCCTCCAAGCCCTTTACTTGCAGCGCCTTAAATAATTCATTTACAATACGGCCATGAAGAACTGGCGCGTATTGAACCAAAACCTGAATCTGTTTAACGAGGCCGAGGTCAAGGCGCTCTTGGATGAGGAGATTGCCGGTCAGCGGCGATCCACGTTCCTCAAGCGCCTACACCAGCGGTACTGCACCCTGCGTGCAAACCGCGAACGGGCTGAGATATTCAGCGCCGTCGCCAAGCCTGCGGTTGGTGTACAATTGGATAATGCAGAAGCAATGCACCAAGTGCCTGCAAGTCAAGCCTCTAACTGAGTTTCATCGGTTTAAGGCGTCTAAGGACGGCCATAAGTCTCGCTGTAAGCCGTGCAACTCTGCTGACTCAGCGCAGTGGCAGCGCGACAATCAAGACAAGTATTACGCCCGATATAAGCAGTGGGCGGAAAACAATCGAGACAAGACGCGAGCAGCCTCAAAGCGTTGGAACCAGCGTAACCGTGGCGTAGCGTATAAGCGGCGAGTCGAGAGTGTTGGCCGCGAAGTTGAAAACGCACGATCCCGCAAATGGTCTGCACAAAACCGAGATAAGGCGCGGGCGTGGAAGGCAGCGTGGAAAAAGAATAACCCTGCTGCCGTTGCGGCAATGAGTGGCAAGCGTCGGGCGGCGCTTAGAAACGCCATCCCGTTATGGGCGGATGGCGATGCAATCTCGCGCATATACCAAGAGTGCCAGAACAAGCCGGGGCATCATGTAGATCACATAGTGCCTTTGATTTCTGAATTGGTGTGCGGTCTGCACTGCGAGGCCAACCTGCAAATCATTCCTGCGATAGAAAACTACTCCAAGAACAATCGCAGGTGGCCTGATATGCCCTAGAACTTCCTGCGTTTAAATTTAAGGAAGTCTACCCCTTCATCGGGGTCCCAGAACACTTTGACCAAATCGGGATGCTCTGGCGGCAAATACGGGTCAATAATTGTGACCGCGCAAGGCGATAGGGTCATGTCTCTAAACCCCCTCTCCTTACTGTATCTATCGTAAGTCTTATACGAGGCCACCTTGCAAGCGTGCATGGTAATGCCGCTATCTGGGTCTTTGAGAACGGCATACGCCGACTCGTGCTTATGGCCCGCCACTGCTACGTGGTCTCTAACGCCCATCGTTAAGGCTTTCATCGGCCCATGGGCTGGATTCCAGATCGACGAACCAGAAAAGTCATGGCGAGCGTTTATACGGACTCTGGCGTCATTAGGAAACTGCAACTGGATACGGCACTCGGATGGCCGGTACATCGTTCCCTGATACTTCGTAATCCATTTAAGAGGGTCTCCGGCTCCAGCCCATAGATCGTGGTTGCCTCCGATCATGTACAGCCACGGGCATAGCCCCAAGAACCATTCAGCCAGTTTCCAAGCCTGAGACGCAGACGTAGACTGCTCTGCATATAGTCGAGCAAGCCTGCCTACCCATGCGTTTGTTGAGTCGCCCACATTGGCCGCAAACAAACCCTTTGTATTGCGTACTAATAAAGCATGCTTTTCTAGCAGGCCAATATCCGTTCCGTCGTCATCAACGTGCGGATCACCGAAATGCAAGATGCCGACAGGGCCATCAATAGTGACCTTGACGGGAATAAGTTTGGAAGCCTCTTCATGCCGCTGTTTCTGGGCAAACTGCTTTTTTCGATGAGCAACTAATTCCTCAATAGGTATATCGTCATCGGGAAGCGGGGTAAACGAAAACCCCGGCTTTTCTACGACTTGGCGACCAGGCTGATACGTGGAGTCAGGGACAACATGCCCCTTCTCCTTCATCTTTTTAATTCGCATCATTAGCGTCCGCTCGTTCATTTTGAACTTAGCGGCGACCTGTGCCCGTATCCCGTTGGCTTCCTGTAGCGCCTCTAATATCTGATCGTCGGTGGCCTTGGACTGCATTGCTTACCCCATAGTAGTGAGCATCTGTTGCAGCAAGTGTCCGATTCGATCTACAAATTGCTCATCGCGGCTAAGGTCATCGTGACCAGCGATGTCAAGCATTGCGTGGATCGCTTCATGCGCCCACACCTGCTGCCGGTTTGTGCCTTTACAAGAACTTACGATGTGTATCTCGTATTTGTCTGGAAGCCACATTCCAACACAATTTTTGCCGTGACGCCACTTAGAGGGTGAAATTACTTTGACTTTGATGGTGTGACCGGCTAATTGGAAGTGTTCAGGTATGCCGTCTGCTCTCATTTTCGCCTCCTAGGGGTATGACCACACACTCGGTCTTAAACCGCCCTCCAAAGTATCCAAGTGTATGAAGCGGCCATTACCTTTTTGTTGAACACCGATGCCAGTAAAGCCCATCTGAAAGGCTAACTTCAATAGTCGGTGAGCCTCCGCACCGACCACGGCAATGTCACACGCACAGCCCGAAGCGTGCGCTCCAGGTTGAGTCTTCTTCGCCTCGATAGGGTGCTTGGGGCAACGGTAGCCGGAGGTAATCTTCATCGGCTTGCCGTAGAGGTTTCGCAGGGCTTGGAGTTTGTTCATAAACTCCTGCTGCATCTCGTTCTTGCCGCAGTGCGAGCAGTTGAACTCTTCGGCCTTAAAGTTCGGTACGAGCGCCCAATCCATACTCAACCCCCATCTAGTATCCACCCTTGCAAGGCACGCAGTTTAGCGTTCTCTGCGTCACAGGCGGCGACTAGGGCGTAGAGGTCGGCTCCGATGTCTGGCCCCGCTTGAGGATTGCTTCGAGCCGATCCGTCATCGCTCCGGGCGGCGGGGGCGGGATCATCAGTTCCTTCGGGGGCTGCCCCACCTTGGGGGTCGGGGGTGACGCACAGCCGGACAGGAGTGCGATTAACAGTACGATTAAGAGTACGCTCACGAAGGCGCTCCATCTCGGACTGGTACGAATCCGCAGCACGTTCAGCACGCGCTCTATCCGCCCGTTCCGCAGCCAGCGCGGTCTCCAGTCGTTCAATTTGCGGCCTAAGTTCCGCACGTCCCTGCTCCCGAAATGTATATACGGCGTATATACACAATAGCCCTAACCCTGCTGCCAAGATGGCGTGTGGTGCATAACGCCACAGCCATGTCGCCCACATCATTTGTCGGCCTTGGTGCTGCTCAGTTGGTTAATCAGATTGAAGATGTCATCCAGCGTCTTGCGGATGTATTCAATATCGTCCTTGTAATCTTCCCGGCGCACGTACATGTGCGGCAGGTTACGGATGTCTTTATCCAGGCGCTCGATGGTGCGCGTCAGATTATTGACGACCCAACCGCCAAGGAAAGCCGCCACACCCAAAACGATGTTGAAAAGAACCTGCATGTCGTCCACGTCACTTCTCCGATAATGCCTGCGTGGTGACAGCCCGCAGCACGAGGTTAGCCAAAGCGCCGATCATTAGAATGGCCGCAGCCACTTCCTGCCCCCACAGCACGGTCATGTGACCGCCTACAAGTTCAAGGCCGCCAAGGACGGCAAGCAGAACATTCCACCAAACAGTTTTAGACTTGAGTGCGCCTTGCAGCATGACTACCTCGCTAGGGCGTTACGGTTTTGCTCTCGCTCTTGAACTTGCGAAGCGCGTTCAATTTGAGCCGGAGCCAACAAGATTGCTGAGTTGATTTCGGCCTCAGTCAGTTGTCGCAACAA